ACCCATTCCAGCTCCGGCGGTTGCTCCAACTGACATTGCACCAGTTCCTCAGACAACTCCTCCATCTGCCTCGGGGCTAGGACAGTCTCTGTATCCTGTAGCTAATGGTGTTGATCCATTGGCTCCTATTGATCCAACTTCAATATCTTCTGCTCCGGTAACTCCTTCTGCAGATACTGGAACTCCTCCTGCTGGAAACATGGGTAGTGCAACTGTTTCTGCTATTCCCCCCGATGATTGGAAACCCATTCAACCTTCTGGCTTTCAAAGAGCAGTTGATAGGTACAACGGTAATAACTATTTCCAGCAGAAAGCTGATCTTGCTAATCTAAAATCAGCCATGCAGGACTTTGATCAAAATCCCATGCGAGCCATTCGTAGGGTTGCTCAGGTCTCGCCGCAAATGGCGTGGAATATGTTCAACCAGTATCATACTCAGCAATACCAAGACCTTCTACGACAGCAGCAAAAGGACGGTGAAACGCTGTCTCGTGCGTCTGGGCTCCTCGCTGCGGCTACACCCCAGAATTATCCTGCCATTCGTCAGAAGCTTGAAGACTATTTCCAGTCCCGTGGATTTGATCCCGGTGTCGATCTCCCCGAGAACTACGATGCCAATGAGATACAGGGCTGGCGTGAAAGTACGATGAAGACTCAGGACCAAATGAGTTATGAGTCCATAAATGACTACCGAAATGCTCGGCTAGAAGACTTCCGCAAGACCATCGGAATTGATGCCGCCTATAAGGGCGCAAGGCTTCGACAGATCGACAGAGCACAGGGTATGCAGAACCGTCACAATATTGTGATGGAGGGTGTTGCTGAGACAAGAACTCAGCAAGGCCAAGAACGCGTTAATCAAGGGCAGACTAGAGTTAATCTCGCTTATGATCGCGCCCATCCAAAAACTGTGCAAACCCCACGTGGTGCAATGCTCCTCGATCCAACAGGAACTCGTGGTAAGATCGGTGACCAGCTGTGGCAGAAAACTGGTCCGGGTCAATGGACAAGAGTTAAGTAAGGAGCGTAATGCGACGTGGCTGATTGGTGGGATGATCCCTCCTTTGGAGAGAGTACAGGAACTGCCGGACAGGGTTCTGACTGGTGGAATGACCCTTCTTTTGATCAAGCGAAATCAACTGCTTCGTATCTAGGCGATCAATTCGCTCGTGGTGTTGCTGACATTCCTGAATTAGCTGGTGATGCTGTTGCTATGATGTACGGCGGTCCTGCGCTGATGCCAAGCATCGCCAAAAACCGTCCAGTCTCTTCTCGTATTCAGCAAATCTATAACGTAATTGCTGGACCCGAACAGCAGCCTACTAGTACTCCAGAGAGATACGCTGGGGCAGTTGCTCGTGGTCTCGGCAATGCTGTTGTTCCGGTCGGTTCCTTTAACTCTGCCAAAGGCATTATCTCTGCTCTCATGGCTGGCGTTGGTAGCAACGTCGGTAGACAAGTCGGTTCTGATATCTCGGGCGGCAATCCTGATGCAGAGATGTTAGGAAGCATCATTGGGGGTGCTGCTGGGGGTATTCCTCATGTCATCGAGACTGCAAGAACTGGAAGCCTAATCGCAGCAGGGGCACAACATCCTGACTTTGATGCTCTCTTCGATGGAGTCCTTTCTGCTGAAGGCGGTGGTACTATCGAGAACCCGAGGGTAAATCCAAAGACCGGTGCTGAAGGTCCAACTCAGGTGATGCAGGGAACTAAGACTGATCCGGGCTACGGCATTCGTCCTAGTAATGGCACTGAAGCCGATAATCTTCGTGTCGGTCGTCAATACTTCGCAGCTATGCTAGGCAAATACGGTGACCCCGAGAAAGCTACTGCTGCTTACAATTGGGGACCGGGGCATCTCGATCACGCCCTTTCTAAATACGGTGACAACTGGTTAGCTCATGCTCCTGAGGAAACTCAGCAGTATATCAATAAAGTCCTTGGTCATGCCTACGGTGAAGGAACTGCTGGTTCTGTAGGACGTCCTGTGGCTCCGATGGACCCACGCGATATGGCTGAGGCCATGAACGACCAAGACATGATGGATGCTCTCGATGAGCAGGATCAAGGCGTCTTTCCTCGTGATGAACACGACTTCTCATATGATCCTGAGTTTGATGAACAGTTCGCTCGTGGAGAAGTTGACGACCAAGGCTATCACGATAATAGCATGGTTGAGCAATTTCCCGGAGAAAGATTACCTCCGCTGACTGAAGACGAACAGCGGGACTTTGATGCTCTTGGTCTTTCTAAGGATGCAGACGTAACTGATATAGCTTCTGCACGTCGGCAGAAGTATTCGCAGGAGGCACAGGAGGCCGATGCTCGTCATGCCTCTGCAGCTCAAGAGGTCCTCTCAGCTGTTCGAGGTATCCGTGAAGCAACTGAAGCCGGACAGCCTGTCGTAACTCTCGGGGAACTCCAGCAGCTTCGCGCTGACATTGATGCTATGCGTTATATTCACAGCAGAAACCCTGTTGTCTCTGCCCTACTAGATCAAGCCGGGCGGCACGTCGATGCTACTATTGCCCAGATGGGAGGTAAGCCGAGGGCTCCGAACAGTGTCGAGAGGTTCATGCCCGATCAGGCAGAGCTTCCCGCTGGTGTCGCCAACGATACGATATTAGACGAACCTCCTGCTGGCGGGGGACAAGAACCTCCGGGCGGCGGCGCAGGCAACAGTGGCGGAGAAGAACCCCCACAGGGTCCAGAACCCGATCCTCGCTATGAAGGACTGTCACCTGAGGAGAAGTTGTCGCAGGCCCTAAAGGATGCCGGTCCGGTGTCTCAGCAGCAACTTGGCCTGTATGAGCAGGAAAGAAGTCGTCGTGCTGGCAAGCTGGCTCAAATCCAGAGGGATATCCCCGGGGAGGCTGGCTATCGGGCACAGCTTGCTGCAATGGGTGGTGAGCTTCCTAAGCCGATCTATGAACCCATTCGTCAGAACTTCACCGAAGCTGACATAACGGCACTGACTGATCGTATCCGTGGTAACAACTGGATGCTACCGTATCAGAAAGCTACGGCTGAGGTCGGTCTGCATCAGTTGCTTGACGGAAGGATGCCCGGTCCCGCTACGCTTCAGTTACTTCAGCATGTTCTACCTGATGATGCAATGAATGCTCTTGGTAAGAGACTTGCCGCTGGCAAGATCAGTGCATCTGATATCATCACTAATACTCTGAACATTCCCCGTGCCCTTATGGCTAGCTTCGACCTCTCCGCTCCATTGCGGCAGGGTGTGTTCATGGTTGGTAGGAAAGAGTTCTACTCTTCCTTTGCTAAGATGATGACCATCTGGGGTAAGGAACTGACTGGCAACAAGACGGCGTATGATGAATTGATAAATGAGATCAAGTCTCGTCCAACTTATGGATTGATGCGTAAGGCGGGTCTTGCAATCACTGATGCAGATAGTGCCAATCTCTCTCAACGAGAAGAAGCCTTCATCAGCAATTGGGCCGAAAAAATTCCAGTTATCGGCAAAGGTGTTAAAATCTCTGACCATGCCTATACCGGCTTTCTCAATAAGCTTCGTGCCGATACCTTCGATAACCTAGTCAATCAGTCTCAGAAGGCAGGCATTGGCCTCGAACACAATACGAAGGCACTGAAGGCTATTGGCAATTACGTCAATAATGCCACTGGTCGTGGAGACCTCGGTAAGTGGACGCAGGCTGCTCCGGCTCTTAGCAATATCTTCTTCTCACCTCGATTGATTGCAAGTCGTCTACGAATGCTCAATCCGGCAACATATGCTAAGCTTGCTATGGATAATCCTGTTGTAGCCAAGCAAGCTATCCGTGATCTATTCACCTTCGGTTCTATCGCTGGAACTGTTCTCGGTATCGCTGCATTATCTGGTGCTGAAGTCTCTACTAATCCTACGTCAGCAGACTTCGGGAAGATCAAGATCGGTGACACTCGATACGATATCCTTGGGGGCTTCCAACAGTACATCCGATTGGGCGCTGAACTGATCTCAGGTGAGAGAACTAACCCAGAGGGTGAGACAACTGATCTAACTGCGGGCAAGTACGGACAGGCTACTCGCGGTGACGTCGCTGTTCAATTCCTCCGTAACAAGCTCTCTCCTGTTGCATCCTTTGTCGCTGATTTCCTCTATGGCAAGGACTCAGCAGGCAATAAGTTCGATCTGAAATCTGCGGCTGCACAACGGAGCATCCCACTTCTGTTCCAAGACATTAACGACGCCTACCAAGAATACGGTATATCTGGTGCAGCTGAGGTTGCAGTTCCCGGTGCCTTTGGTGTCGGTGTCCAGACGTATAAGCCTTACCAATCAAAAGGAAAGAACAGTGACTTAATGAAGGCGTTTGACTTCGGTGGCAAGCAGAAAGGTGACTGGTGGGATGACCCGTCATTTAACAGTGAAAAATGACACAATCTGAAGGCGAAAGGATAGCAAGGGTGGAAGCTGAAGTCTCCGAAATCAATCGTCGGCTAGACAGCATGGAGAGCAAGCTCGATGACCTTCTTGCTATTCGATACAAGGGCGCAGGGGCTTTCTGGCTAGCGACTACATTAGTAGGAACTGGCATCATTGGTCTTCTCGCCAAATTCTTTCATTTCTTTGGAGGTCATTGATGCCTTGGTATAAGAAACTCCTAAGTATCTTTTGTTCATCTTCAGGAATGCCTGATATGGGCCGTATCCTAGCCTTCAAAACTATGTCAGTAGTTTCGGGGGGCTTTATCTACAGCCTTATTGAGAACCCTCATACTCCGATTAATTGGACTGAGCTTGGAACAGGCTATGGCGTTATTATGGCCGGTTGTGTGGCCTTCATTGGCGGCAAGGAAATCGCAGTAGCGAAAGCGAATGCAATCAATGGAAGTTAGTGCAGTCGGATTACAGTGTACGAAGGACTCAGAAGGGTGTAGGCTCCGAGCTTACCAAGATACTGGAGGGGTCTGGACCATTGGTTATGGACACACAGGCGGTGTTCGGCCAAACCAAGTCATAACGAGTTCGATAGCCGACGTCCTGCTCCGACACGATCTGAATTACGCCGTCGGGATCGTGAATGAACACTGTCTGCCATGTACACAGGGTCAATTTGACGCTCTCGTTGATTTCGTCTTTAATGTCGGTCCTAGTCAATTTCTAACCTCCACGTTACTAAAAAAGCACCTTTCGAAGGATTACGAAGGTGCGGCCAGAGAATTCAAAAAATGGAAATACGATAATGGTAGAGTTGAAGAAGGTCTTGTCACTCGCAGAGCTAGGGAAGAAGCTCTCTATAGGAGCTAGTGGAATGGAACCTAAACTAATTATTGCCGGTGTTATTGCCCTGCTGCTTATTGGCAGCGAAGGTGGATTGTACCTCCGAGGCAATCACTACAAATTCCTTTATAACGCTGATGAGACAAAGATAACTCAGTTGAACGACAAGATTACTTCCATGACGGATAAGCAGAGCCACCAGACGGTTGCATCAGGTGCATCTGTCATCAAAGTCATCCAAGGTCCGAAGGAAATTGAAACTGTCGTAAAGACTATCCATGATGCACCTGTGCCTAAGGACTGCGGAACTCCTATCCTGCCGGAGGAGGTAAAGAATGCGTTCTAGACTCTTGGCGTTTATGTTGTTACTTGCTGGCTGTGCTCCTCACCCTGAGGTTCGTGTCCACGACGTTTACTGTTTGACGCCTGCTCAGTACAAGGCTCTTAAAGACGCAGAACCCGCTAAAGTCGGCGGGACTCTAACGGGTAATGCACAGACAGATTTTAAAATTTCAGCTGAACAGAACGTTCTAGTTCGCAAGTACGCTGATGGACTTCTTGATGTTCTAGGAGGTTGCGTAGGTGCTAATTAAACTCATTCTAGCTGCTTTTATAATCCACGGTATCGCAAGCAATACTTTCCAAATTCCAAAGCAATACCAAGGTAATCGAACGCTAGTTGTTCACTTCACGACACAGGAGGATATCGAAGCCCACTGCGGAAAGATGCAGTATCCCTTTCATACAATGGGTTGCGAATTAAAGAATGAAGTGTACGTTCCAAATCCTTGTACCGATCCCGGAGCCAACGATCCAAATACGTACACTCACTTACTTTGTCACGAGATAGCTCATACTAATGGTTGGACTCATCCGAATTAGTAATAGGCTTAAATTCACCGTCCCATCGGGGTTGTTCGTAAGAATAGTAAATCATTCGTTGGCTGTTTAGCCTATTCATGTCGTCAATCTTCTGCTCAAGCTTCTGAGTCTCCGAAGGTTTTTGCGCCCAATCGAATGCACTATCAAGTGAGGTAACAAAACCTACCATCATCAATACACTGCCTGCAAAGATCGCAAGACTAGTACCTAAATTACCAAAGAACTTCTTTACATCTGTTTTAGTCAGACAATCAGTACAATTCTTCATAATAATCTCCTTCTTCTAATTGCCCCGGAATGAGGAACTGACCCAAGAAGGCATCGAACATACTATTGAACTGAATGAAATCAATCCGTTCGATTAGATGTTCTTTGCCGGGGTCAGCCGGACGTATCATAATGAAGTCACCCATGGGGCGTGCTTCATAGACAATTCTGGACTCATTCTCAATACAATAGATCACAGCTCGATAACTTCAACTCTAGCTTCTCGAAACAAAGTCTTAGTTCTCTCCAACGCTTCTCCCCATCTTTCTAACTTGTCGTCTGGGCACTTAGGTCCGATGACTTTTTTTATGCCCGCAGAAATCATGTGGACGGCGCAACGAGGGCAAGACAAGAACGGATAAGTATAGAGTGTGTATCCATCTACCCTCTCTCTGGCATTCAACAGAGCATTCATTTCACAATGGATAATCCGCTCGTACTTAGCTTCTCTGTTATTAAGAAGCTCTTCTTTGTCTGCGATAGCCGCCGGAAAGCCATTGTAACCAATGGAGCATACCGTTCGATCAGGGCGAACAATGACTGCGCCGGTTTGAGTACTTGGGTCCTTTGACCACCGAGACACTAGCTCAGCCATATCTAGGAAACGGCTGCTCCATTTATTCATCGTCAATTACCTGTGCAGGAAAGATCAAAGGTTCTTGAGGAACGATCATAGGCTCCGGCGCAGGCTTGCTCTTACCCTCAAGAATACGATCAGCAACAAGCTTAACGTATCCAATAATATCATGCCATGAGTCATGAAAGAAAGGATCGCCATTAAGGATACGACTGATCTTGTGGGCAACCATCGAAAGACACTCTTTCATATCATCAGGAAGAGCACCCCAATTAGGTGTCGCCTTCATCACATCCTTCAATGTTTGAGCAATCTTAGCCTGAGTATAGAAGTCACCGTAATTACTACCCCGCTCGGCTAAGGTGTCCTCGATCTTCTGAGCCATTAAGCCACTCTCCTATCTCGTCGTCATTGTTAAGAACAGTCGGAATAAATTGATACATTACGTCCCATCGAACATCGTTTGGCTCAAGGAGGATAGCTGTCTTAGCTCCGACTCCGTAAGTCGCATACATGATCTCCATGTGCCCGGACTTACCTGCCGGAAGCACGAGTAAAGCGTGGGTAGACCTGTCCAAGTGCTTCTTATCAAAAGCAAAGACGTTTCGGGCGGCGTAACCTCGTAGTGCGTCTGAGTACGATAATCCTTTTTGTTGTTGGTGCTCCTTCCAACAATCATCTGCTTCTGGCCCTGCTGAGTACCAATCATCAAAGACCTCCATATGTGGATGTTCGATCCTCAGACGCTTTGCTAGCTCCGGTATCCGAGTGTTCCTCAAGCTTCCTATCAAATAGAGGCAGGGTGGGTTGTAGCTCGGGATTGAAGGAACAAACGACTTCGGATCGTACTGAATTATCTGTCCCGGACTCGGCAGCATCTGTAAAGGTATCTCCCTCAATCAAATATCCTTTCTCTACGAAATGTACGAGGTCTTCAATCTCCAGCGGTCCAATGACCTGCTTACCATCAAAGACAAAGAGTGCATGGTCTTGCTTAAGTTTAGGTTTCATCATTGTCATTATCTCCTCGTAGTCCCATGATCTCGTTAAGGTCAGCTAACGCGTCTTCGATGTTATCCTCAAAGGCATCGATGAAGTCCTCCATCTCAATCCGTAAGAACTCAGCAAGCTCCCAAGGCTCAAAGAAGTCGATGATACGATCTTTCTCAATACGCGTCAGTGACATTAAATCTTCTTTCTTACACCATCAAACCAGTGACCACAATCTTGACACTGTAATCGTTGAATTTTGTACGCTCTTGTTCTACGACTGCCTCGACTGTGAGCCTTTCGGGAAGAGCATGAGGGGCACTCTTGGGCTCCCACCTTGCCGACGTGTGGATGATTTCGGATGTAGGGTCTAATTCGCAAATATAGCTTTTCAAGAAGTCTAACGTCTTGGACGCAATAACGGGCCATTCGTCTTTGAGCTGCTTCGTCACCTTGCATCACCTTTTTCCAAAGGCCAAACCCTTCATGTTCAAGTTTACTGCCAAGCCCTAAGAAAGGAGCGACATAGCCGAGAGCCGATCTGAAATATCCAAACTTCTTAACAGCTTTAATACAATCTATCGATGTACAAGGCGGAGCAGGAGGAAGATCAAAACGAACAAACTCACCATGAAGCTTCGGAATGTCATACCTATCCCCGTTGTATGTCACGATAGCATCAGCGAAGCTCATCATGGCATGAATTTGCTCAAGCATTCCGACGTGGCCGTGTTCCCACTCGGAGAATAGATACGTTTCCTTTTCTCCAAGATACTTAGCACCAACGCACAGAAGGCCACCGTCTTCCTCGATCTGTTCGGGAGAAATACTTTCATCCCATGCCCGCCAGACGTATGCCTTGACAGGACGCCATTCAATGTCTAGCAAGAGTATCTTCTGATCGGGGATTTTATCTACCACGCTTCTTCCTTTTCTTTCTTTTCTTCTCAGGAACGAACCAACCTGTGTAGGGTCCGCGAAGATAGTCTGCAGCTCGCTGGAGGAGTTCAGGGTCCCTGTGCCGACCGATTACTCTCTGATTACAGAAGGCGCAGAGAAGGCCGCGAATGGCCCCAGAATG